GTGGATTCGTCGTAGCCGTCCAGCACCGCCTGCAGCGCCTGGGCATCGCCCTGGTGCTGGGCCACCAGCGCATCAATCGCTTCGTGGTGCGCGCGCTCCGCACTGAAACAGGCCTGCACATGCAACGCCACGGTGGTGGCAATCGTCTGCAGCTCTACCAGCGTGACCTTGGCCCAGCCCTCGGCCGCCTTGAAATCCACTTGCTCCAGTCCTGCGCGCTCGGCGTTGGCCACCACCGAAGTGATGCGGTTCTGGTCATCGATGCCCGTGGCCACACGCACGCCACTGGGCAGCGTGATGCCGCCCGTTTCCACCTCCCAGCGGAATGCCGTCACGATGGCCTTGAGCTTTTCCGCCGTAATCGGGGGCTGTGGGGGATTCAGGTGCGCCTCGATTTCCTCAGCCGTCATTGGCCGGGTGCCTGGGATGGGGTTCGCGTAAACCTCGCCGCTGTCATCTACGTGCAACTGGTCAGCCATAGGTCGTTTCGCTCCAAGTAAAAATTTCGTTCCAGGTCATTTGCTTGTAGCTCTCGCCAGGGAGGATGACGTGTTCTCGGGATTGGATCGCGGAGTCATCAAACGATGAAATCTCGTGTTCGATGCCATCCACGGACTTGATACGGAAGCCCGAAGTGGCGCCACGGGCCGTGTTGTCATTCGTGCAGATCGTTACGATCATTGCGTGCGTGGGGCTGGGGTTCGTGTACCAGACATTTTTCAACCGCGATGCCATCACATTGCGGCGCACCCAGCCAGCGCCAAAGGCGCGCGGCAATCCTTCTACGCGCCCTTTCAGCAGCAGCAATTCGGCCGACAGCCCTGCCGCGTCCAACGCGCCATCATTCATGACCCCGTTGCTGGTGATCGTGTAGTAGCAGCCAAGGACGTGCCAGGGTGCAAATTCAGCGCCTGTGTGTCCAGCAGGCAGTGCGCGCGAAGCATCGAACGTGAAGGAACCGTATCCGTTGCCATTACCAACTACCGCTCCAGCGCCGATGGGGGTATAGCGAAACGGACCATCTGTCGCCCCGCCGACGGTTATCACGTTCCCAAGTGAACCAGCAATATTTCGCATCGTGTCCTTGCCGATGCTGCCGGCCTTGGCATCAGCACCACCGCGCCAGAATTGCGCCGGCAGGCTGCCCTCCTGGGCACCGTTGCGGTCGGGGCCACGCACCCAGCCTTGGGGCGCCCCCTGGTCGTCCAGGGAGGCCGTGCCGCGCGACCACATGCCGCGCTTGTATGCGTCCGCCTGCCACTCTGCTTCCGTGCAGCTGGCAACGTGGCCAGCCAGCACGCCCTTGACGATGTGCGGGTGCGTCAGCGCCGACAGCTGGATGCCGTCCTGCGGTGTGGCCATGCCGCTGTAGAGCGCCGCCAGCCCAGCGCGCGAGCCATCGTGCCAGCCGTTCAGAAACAGAGGCAAACCTTTGACTTTGCCCAGGGCAGCGTCCAGGCCTTCGGGTGTCACGACAACATCACCGCGCCGGCCTTCCTTGGCCTCATCCACTGTTGCCAGCTCAGACACGCCCGCTTTCTCGGTTGTCGCCGCACCGGGTATTGCCTTCTGAATAGCTTTGAACAGCTGCTGCTGGTCGCTCTTGTCCAGGTCTATTCCCATGCCGGCGATGGCATTCGCCAACTCGTTTTGCACGGTATTCAGCCATGCGGCGTCGATCTCTGTCGGCGGACGATTGGTGGCGGGGTCTTCGTGCACAAACTGGTTGTTCACATGCCCGGCCGCGTCAATGAGGTGCATAGCTGCCTCCTACTCCTGAAATATCTTCAAACCACAAATACACATGCGCCTGGCGGAAAGCGTCCAGCGCCTCCCAGATCACCTGTGGGTCCACCACGGTGCGGTAGTAGCGCACCAGCAGCACATAGCGGCCGCGCGGCCCCCATAGCCGCTTGCCGGCCTGGCTGCCCACACGCATGGGGCCGACCAGGTGGGAGACCTGCACCAGGTCAATCGGGAAGGCCAGCGCGGCGCCAGCCTGGCTCCACAGGCGCTGGCCAGCCTTGCTGCCTACGGTAAAAGCGCGGCGGGCGGGCTCCTGCAGGTCGCCCAGGGCCTCGGTGGCCACGCGGCGGTATTCGTCGATGTGCCAGCTGCTGGCCTTGGGGCGGTGGGCTTCAATGGCCGCATCCAACACCTGCTGGCCATGGGCGCCTACGCGGGCCAGCTCCTGGGCCGTGCCCTGCAGCATGGCGTCACCCAGGCCGCCCGCAGGCCATTGCCAGGCCTGGCCAGGCGGCAGCAGCGCCTGTAGGGCGGCCGCGTATTGGCCGGCGTCGTACTGGGGCAGCTTCATTGCCAGGTCACCCCTGCCAGCACCAGGACTTCCCCAGGCGCTGCCTGGATGGCCACAGTGGGGGCCACCAGCACGTACTGGATGGTCACGCGGCCGATGGCGCCGTCGATCTCGGCGCGCAGCAGTTGGGCGTTGTTGTCGGCCTTGGACAGCACCAGGGCCTGCAGGGCCGCTTCGATGGCGGTGCGGTTGGCCTGGTTGTCCACGGCCGGCTGCAGGTGGATCACGGGCTGCACCAGCCGCTGCAGGGGGGCGGTCAGGCGCCAGTCGGCCCCGGCCGGGGCGATGCTGAGCAAAAACGCTTCCACGGCGGCCAGCACGGCGGGGGTTGGCGCCCGGCCGGCCAGGCCATCGCAGATGGGGCGCACGATCAAACTGCCCATGCCCAGCACATGGGGCTGAACCAGGGCGCTGGTCACGCTGGGGTGGGCACGTTTGGCCCAGGCAATGTAGTCCTCAGGCTTGCCACTGCGGGCGCCGCGCGAAGTCACGGTCTGCCATTCCTCGGCCACGCGCAGGCGCCAGGCTTCGAGGTCTTCGTCTTCTGCGCCACCGGCAATGCCGACAGCATCCACGGTCAGCGTGCTGTTCACGCCCAGGGCCGGGTCCACCATGGTCAGTACATGGCCAGCGGCCAGGTTGCCCACGCTGCCGGCTGTGGCGCAGCGCACCCGCACGGCCGTAGGGCCTGCGCCCAGCTCCACGGCGCTGGTTACGGTGTAGTCCAGGCCATTGCTGGCGCGCAGGGAGTGGTCGGCCAGCAACTGGCTGCCCGCGCTGCCCGTGGCTAGCGCATTGCCGGTGGCCTGCGTGGCCATCAAGCGGGGAACGCTATAGAGGGATGCCCAGTCGTGCAGGCGCTCCAGCTCGCAGGTCAGCGGGGAGCATTGTTTGTCGATCCAGTCCAGGTGGCCATGTTGGCCGTGGGTGGCCTGTGCCCACATGACTGCCAGCGGCCCGCTGAGCACGGCGGGCATTGCTGCCAGGTCGGCAGCAATGCGGTCTTTCAGCTCGGTATAGGGAGGACGGGCGTAGGTCACAAGGGGATTCGCACAATGAACTTGCGTCCATTGTGGAATCCCGAAACTGCAAGGGAAACGCGGGAAATGTTTCCCGCCGAGGTGTCTGCGGGCACCTCTTGCACGTCCACATCGGCCAGGCCAGGGGCACGCTGCGTAAGGGCGGTACGGACCATGGCCAAGGCTTCGCGGCGGGCATTGCTGTTGAGTGCCTGGCGGCGCACATGCCACAGGCCGCTGCCGGCCGTGGGGTCGGCATACCAGCCTCGGCGGTCATAGCGGGCAGCGCGGCTCTCTGGAGCCTCAGCGTCAGTGAAGAGCGCGGCATACACCAGGGTGGCGGCCGCAGCATCAGCGTCGGCCTGGTCGTCGGTGGCCAGGTCGAACTGGCCCCAGTCCGTCTGTATCAGCTGCAGCATGCTCACTCCATGGCCTGGTCGGGCGTGTCGGTGATATTGCCCTGGCCGTTTTCCTTGTGGCCATGGTCGTTATAGGCGGTGCGCATGGCTGCCATCGAAACTCCGCCACGGCCCGCGTTGTCGATGATGTCGCCTGTGCACTTGAGCAGCGGCACGTCGGCAATCACCTCGGGGGCGTTGACCAGGGTGATGGGCTTTCCCGCGCCGTCCAACACCATCCCGCCACGGGCCAGGTGCACCTTTTGGCCCTGGTCGTCGTGCAGGGCCACCTCCCCGGGCAGCAACTCCAGGTTGTACTGGCGGTCGCCAACAATCAGCGCAATGCCCAGCGAACGGTCACCGCCAGGGAACACCAGGTAGGCCTGTGCACCCGGTTTTGGCCGGTACGAAAACCCATAGGGCTCCACCCGCTTGATGTTGCCCAGCACCTCGTTGTCCAGCACCTTTGCCTGCAGCTTGTCATGGCCCACCATCGCGGCCGTGCCCTGGGCCACCAGCAGCTGCAGACGGCGGAAAATTTGCGCCATCATTCGTCTATTCCTTTCGGCTTCTTGCCGCCACGCTTGCCTTTTTTGTTGGGCTCTTGGCCCAGAAAGGCCGTGCGGTGCATCACCTGCAGGTTGGTGATGCTCCCCGACTTGTCGTCTTGCACAAAGCCGCGCTCACCGATCAAAAAAACGTCGTCAATCCCTTCGCGGGGGATCACCACCCGAACCTGGGTGTTGATGGCCCACAGCTGCCAGCGGCCCTGGGCGTCCAAGTAACGCCAGCCTGGCACCTCCAGCTCGATGCGGTGGGCGCGTGCCAAACGGCGGTTGCGCTCCAGGGTAGCGCGGCGCTCACATCCGCCCAGGCCGTGACTGGCCTTATCGGCCACGATGTGCATAGGTCTGAAATAGGTGATGCCTGGGTCTTTGGCCCCGCCCTTCAGTGCCTGGTCGCTGGCGTAGTCAAAGCTCTTGACCACGTAATCACTGAATCGCAATTTGTACTCATCGATCACCTCGTAGCGTGTGAAGTGCTTGCCATATTCCAGCGTCATTACTGGAGGTGCGGTGCTGGGCTCGGTCAGGATCAGCCCGCCATCAGGCAGTGGGTGCAGTAGCAGGTTGGCCGCGCGCACAGCGTTGATCAAGGCATTGGCGGGCACCTCGCACTGCATGGCGAATTCGGGCACCACAGTGGTGGATGCGGCGATCTTCACAGGCACTTTGAAGGTGCTGCAAATGCGCTGCACTATCTCTCCCAGCTTCAGCCCGGACAGGGTCTTGGAGTACTGGCAGTCCACCAGCTCACGCCCCAGCGACCTGGCTGCCAACTGGATGGTGTGGCTGTCGGGGGTGACCGAACGGCGCAAAGAATCTGGTCGTGCAGTGGTGGCCAGCATCCCCCCTATGAGAACGTCGGCCACTGTGTTCGCCGTTGCGCTCTTAGAGTCCCCCGGCCCTTGGCCTGCAAGTGCCAAGTTCACGGTGGCGCACAGGTCATCCACGGATTCGCGGATATCCACCTTCTGCCAGCCGCCATGGCGGTGGCCATCGAAGCGCAGTTCTGCAATAGCTTCATCCATAGACCCGGCCTCTCACAAACAAGGGGTGGCGCACGGCATTGCGCGCCAGAAAAACGTCTTCGTCCACCTCCAGCCGGTGGGCCAGCAGCACGGCCGGCAGCGGGTGCACCACATCGCGCTCAATCGCGGGCTTGAGGTCTTGGGCCAGCAGTGCATTCGTCAGCGCCGCGCGCATGGCCACGGCCGCGTGGAACACCGGGTCGGGCAGGCCTGGCAGCAGCGCTTCGATGGCCTGGGCAACGGATGCCAGGGCGGCATCGCGGTCAGGCTCTGCCCGGTAGTCGGTCAGCGCGATCTCGGCGGCAGCCGTTACCAGCAGCCAGGAACGCAGGGTTTCTTCCTGGCGCAGGTTGCGCAGCACAGCGTCGTCTGCCACATCAGGGGCCGGGGTCAGCGTAGTGGCGGCCGTGGTCAACCTGGCCACCACACGCGGGCGCTCGGTATCGCTCATGCCATGCGTATCGGCCCCACCGCCCAAGGCGTTGCCCAGGCCACGTAGCGCATTGGCGTAGGCATCAGGCAAAGCCATCAGTTCTGCCAGGTCACCCTTGATGCCGGCGATCAGCCCTTGAATCTGCCCGACCCAAGTCAGCGGCAGCGTGGCCAGGGCCAGCACGTTGCGCAGCATGTCCAGCTTGGCATGCACGGCCGCCAGGAAAGATGCCAAGCCGCCTGCCTGCATTTCTTCCAGTTCAAAGTCGTCAGCCACCGCCTCCTGCAACTCACGGGTGCGGGAAATGGCTGTGTCCACCATGTCACGGACGGGCTGCTGCGTGCTGCCCCCGGCCACAAATTCGATGGCCAGGGTGCAGTAACCGCCTTCCTTGTTGCTTTCGGCCAGAGACCATTTGTGGGCGCGTACCCATAGCAAGCCCAGCCAGGGGTGGGTCAGCCAGTCGGCGCCTGGCTCCGCCAGCTTGGCCATGAGCGCATTACGCTCCAGGTCGTAGTCTGGGCCGATGAAGTAGGCGTTCAGCTTCCAGCCTGGCGACTTGGCGCCCAGGTCCTGAACTTCCTCCTCCTCCCCACCGGGGAATTCGTGCACGGCCAGCGACGACGAAGGCGACAAGGAAGCGGCCGAGCTGGCGGCGCGGTCCTTCTACGAGCAGCACCAGGCATTGATGGATGCGGGCGCCGTGGTGTCTTGGCCTGATGTGCGCCCGCTGTACCGCCTGATGTGCATGCGGGCCACCGACCACGATGCGTTCAGCCAGGAGCAGCAGAACGAGGCCGGCAACGACGAAACCGCACCGTTCAAGACGCTTCAATTTTGGGTGGACAAGCGCATGGACTGGCTGTTTTTTGGGTCCATCGACCCGTCCCTTGGCAAGCAGGGCAAGAAGCGCGACCCGTCTGCAATCCTGGTGGGCGGTTTGAACCGAAACACCATGGCGATGGATGTGGTGGAGGCCGATATCTGCCGCCGTGTGCCCGACCTGATCATCAGCCGCGCCATCGACCTGCAGGCGGAGTACCAGTGCCTGGCTTGGGGCGTGGAGACGGTGCAGTTTCAGGAGTTTTTATATACGGAGCTGATCAAGCGCGCAGCGCTGATGGGCATGGCATTCCCCGGCGTGCCAATGCCCGAGAACGTGGAAAAAGAACTGCGCATTATCAGCCTGCAGCCGCATGTGGCCAATGGAAAGATTCGCGTGCACCGCTCGCAAACGGTGCTGATCGAGCAGCTGAAATTCTGGCCCGAGGCAGACCACGACGACGGTCCTGATGCGCTGGAAAAGCTGTGGCGCCTGGCCAATCAGTATGGCGGGGAGTGGAGCTACACACCGGCCGCAGCCACACGCGGGCTGCGTGGCCATCTCAGCAGTGGTTTTGATGATTGGGACGAGGATGATTAAAGAAATTAAGGCCAAGCTGGCCAAGGCCCTGGGTGCCGTGGGTTTGCAGTCGGGCGCGCGCACTGCGTTAGGCAACACGGTGAACTACGCATCGGTCAATACGCTGGACCCGGCCAGGCTGGCTGCGGCCTTTACTGCGGCAGACCAAGGCCATGTGATGGAGCAGGCCACGCTGTTTGAGCTGGTGGAAGAGCAAGACCCGCATATCTTTGCCGAGCTGGGCAAACGCCGCCGTGCAGTGACGGGCCTGGGCTGGCAGTTGCAGCCGCCAGAGGATGCCAGCCAGTCCGAGCTGGACAGGGCTGCCGAGCTGACCGACATGCTGCGTGCAATCCCGAAGTTTGAGGATGCGCAGTACGACGTGACCGACGCGATTGGCAAGGGTTTTGTGGCCATGGAAATCGACTGGAAAACCGGCAGCGAATGGACACCAAAGGGTTTGCAATGGGTGCCACAACGGGCGTTTCAGTTTGACCGTGAGACTGCCCGCATTCAGCTTCTGAAGAATGGCGTGCCGGAGCCTCTGCGTGATGGTGGCTGGGTGGTGCATGAGCACAGAGCACGTTCAGGCTATATCGAACAGGCGGCGCTTTTCCGCGTGTTGGCCTGGACCTATGCCTACAAGGCCTACGACGTGCGGGACATGCAGCGTTTCTTGGAGGTCTATGGCTTGCCGTTGCGCCTGGGTAAGTACCCCTCTGGCCTGGCTGACAAGTCCAAAAATGAGCTGCTGAAGGCCGTGCGCAATATTGGCCACGACGGCGCGGGCGTCATCGCTGACAACATGAAAATCGAATTCATCCAGGCGACCAAGACGGGGACGGTGACCGACTTTTTGAGCGCGGTGGAGTACTGGGAGCGCAAACAGAGCTTGGCCATCCTGGGTGGCACGCTGACCAGCCAGGCCGATGGCAAAACCAGCACCAATGCACTGGGCGAGATCCACGACCGGGTGCGCCGCGA